CTCTTTTGGGTTTCCTTTGATAACTTTCAAAAAATCTTTTTTACTAGTCTCGTCCATTGTATCAATATAACTTTTTAAAGTTTGATTGGCAACACTAACCATAGACTTCAAAGGAATATTAATTGATTCGTTAACCTTATTAGGTGATCTTTTTAATGTATCTACAAGATTTTTCTTAGATTGAATTCTTTCAGAAATATTCAATGTTTTAGTGTAAACAATAGTATCTAAATCAGAATATTTGTTATTAATACTCTTTGAACTAGATTTAGGTAATTTTGAAGAACTCAAAATTGTTTGAATTAATTTAACCCCTTCTTCCAAATATTCTTTGGCGTCAGATTCGGACATACCTTTCTCTGATGTTAAATCATCATATAAGGAATATAGTTTTGAGATTGATTTATTTGTCAGCACGTTTTGATGAAACTCGTTCATCACTTTCTTGAAATTTTTTTGGTCTTTGTACGACTCAATCAAACTCTCTTCTATTATGGATTTTACTTCTCCGAATGTCATTGGGACTTATTTTTTTAATAAATATTAGGAATTTAATAAGTTATCCAATTCTTTTTCCATTTCTCCTAAAAATTGTTGTCCTTGGCTTAAATCTAAAATATCTCTACCTTTAATCATATCGTTATCTAACAAAATATTCATGTTATCAAAACGAGATTCTGGTACTGTTTCTGGTGGTGTTTCTCCTGCAGGTGCCTCTTCAGGACTAGGAGGTAATTCTTCACCTCCTGCTGGTGTTGGGAATCCTCCTCCCAATGGGTCAGTTACTTCACCTTCAGGGGTTGCACCTGATGCTGTTGAACCTGAAACACTACCATACAATTTATCTATATTATCGAATATTCCTGTTTTTTGAATAACAGCCGGAGTATTTTTAAGTTCCTCACCAACAGCCTTTTCAATTCTTTGTTGTTGTAAATCAACTTTAATTTCCTCATCAGAAAATCCAAGAATATGTTTTTTAGCCCAAGTAGACGATACAGGTTGTATACCATTTCCTGGATCTGAAACTGCATCTTTGTATAGTAACACTTTCTCTTTCCAAACATCGATCTTTAATAAATCTGCTTGTGTTGAAGGGTTTGTTAATCCAAGTGTAAAGTTTTCAATCTCTTCTTCAAATCCTAATAAGAACAAATGAATGATAGCAACTTTATTAAGTTCAGCTAACATACTCTTTTGAATTCTATTAATAGTTCTGGCGAATCGAATATCTTGTAACGCCAAGTTCTTTCCGTCACCAACAACTTCTTCAAATCCTAAGAAAGCTTTAGGTACACGAAGTGCCGTTAAAAGTTTCTTTTGAATATATTCAATATCCGCAATTTCAGATAAGTTCTGAGCTCCCGGTAATGTGTCGATTGGACTTGGTGCTGCCGGATCTCTAACAGGTACGAAATAATCTTGGTCAACCGCCATCTGATTAAATCTCATATCAACGTTACCTGTTTTTTGATCAACAACTTGATCTCTTTTAAATTTGTTTGCAACACGTTGTACATAAGCCTCAACGTCTGCGTCTTCCATATTACCAACGAATACTTTAAAAATTCTTCTTTCAGGTGCTCTTGATGTTCTATAGATTAACATTGCATCTTCAGATAACAATAATTGTTTCCATATTCTTCTTGCCTTCTCCAACATAGATGTTCCGTATGGAAGTTTTCTATCGTCACCTAATAATCTAAAGTGAGCAATTTCCCATGATTGAAACTCCATATTTTTATTCTTCCAAGTGAAATGAAGCGCCTTATGTTCTGCTGGATTTTCAATAGATTGTGCTCTTCTTTCGTGCATACCCGCCTCAACCCTTTCAATTTCAATATTCGGTAATTGTTGTACACCAACAACACCTTTTTCAGGATCTAATTTAAGATACACAAAATTATCACCATACTTACATGTGTTTCTTGTCCACATTGCTAAGTTAGTGTTAACATCCATCGTATTGTTAAATAAATCGGCTAATACACCTTTTATTCTTTTTGATTCAGAATAAATTTGTAATATAAATCCATCTTCGTTTGTTGTTGTAGATTCTTCAGCGTAGATATCTAATGCTGCAGAAATTTCAGGAGTATATTCCATTGACTCATAATCATAAACTGATGCAAGTCTTGTTGGTTCATAATAAACCGCTTGAGAATACATATTATTCTCCACTTTAGCCCATTGGTTGGACAAATAAAAGGTTTGCTGTGCCTGAAGTTTTTCACGCTCATATTGTTCCTTATCTTGTGTTCTTAATAATTCTTTCTTATCAAATTTAAGCGTAGGATAATCTTGATTCAAAAGAGAATTAGGACCAAAAGCTTGGGATAATCTTTGCCAGACCGTTAGGTTCTTTTCACTCATGTTATAATTCTATTTGTTTCGTGGAAATATTAAATAGATTACTTCCCGAATAACCATAAATACTTTTCATAATCGCTTTTTGACGCCTCTGAAGGGTATCTACCGCTATTTGTTCCACCGGCAGGAATCATAGGATTAAAAAAGTCAGATCTATTTCTATTATCACTTACACTTGTATGCCATGCATCAATCATGACTTTTGTTTGATTAACTACTTTAGATAAACTTTGGAATGAGGTGTCTCCAACATAAATTGCCATAGATATTGCCATGATTAAGTCATCATGATGTCCTTTTTGGTGATCTGGTCTACCATGAACATATATGAATTTCCCCATTTCATTCAATAACCTTGATGATCTAATTTTAAAATTATGTCTTAATCCCTCTTCAAATGCCGCAATAATTTGAACACGTTTATTATTAAAATTAATTCCAGGTATTTTTTCGTCTCTTTTGGGATCCCACTTATATTTGTTTTTATCTGTAACACCTTCAACATATAAATTTTTGTATCCCAATTCTTGTAGTTTTCTTGCTGTCGCAACCCCCATACCTCCTGTTAAATCCGTAACGGCAAATGCGTTATACATGTTACCCCACTTAAACGCAATTTCAGCCAATGTATCTGGTGGTAATTTTCCGACGTATTCAAACACTTGTTCTCTATCGTCAAAGTCTATTATCACAATACACGAGAAGTCCTCAGAATCACCTCTTGAAACGTCAATACCCATAATATACTTGTGTGTTAATACAGGTTCTTTCCATATCCATAAATTACCGGCCATCATCTTACCATCTGGTTCCATGATATCGTTTTCTTTAATTCTCATTAATTGAGTGGCGTCAAACACATTATCACCCGACCCCAAGAAATTACATTCCAACTCTTGTGCCACTTTTCTCTTATCATACTTAAGTTTTTTAACCATTCCCTCAAACCATGTTGAGTAAGGTTTAAATCCTTTAGACAAATATTCACTTACAATGGTATAATCTCTCTCATATGAATTTTCAACTGTAAGGTCAACTATTTCTGTATCTGGATAGTTTTCTCTATTTAAAAGATATTCAACAAGATTTTCAGTTTTAATCATCTGTAAATCTTTATTATATCTTGGATCTTTAAACCAAAACATCTCAGTAATATTGAAGGTATTCATTTTCCTAAGAGCTTGATCATAAATCTCATAGTAAATTTGATCATATCCGTTTGGCGTAGAAATAACAATAACCTTACCACCCGTAGATAGTGAGGCCATACAGGCAGCCCAGAAATCATCATCGGCTTCGATATATGCCGCTTCATCAAATATTAGAATTGTTGGAGTATATCCACGTAAGGCATCCTTTGAAGTGGCAACCGCTTTAACTTCACACCCATTTATAAGTTTGAAATGTCGAGCGGCGTTTTTGTCAGGAGAAAATCCGGCACCAACCCATTGAGGCCATTGTTCAGTAAATGATCTAACTTTATTGGCAAACTCAACTGCGGTGTCAAGTTTGTTGGCAATGATAAGAACCTTTTCTGGATTATTCTTTTTTGCAAAAACAAGTCTTTTTGACGCCCAAGCTGCAGTTACCGTTGATACTCCCGCTTGTCTATATTTCAGGGCAATATTTTCGTTATAGTTGTCGTAATCCTGAACTAGTGTAATTTGGTCGGGAAATAAATCCAAAGGAACATACTTCTTCACCGTATTATCAAACGTTTGAAGGTATGTTCTCATGGCGTACGGAGTGTTTTTCATACACTTCGTAGCTTCAATAATTAATTGTTCTTTTGTCACAGAGACTTATTTAGGTCTCGATATACCTATACTTCCGAAGAAATCGTCAAGTCCGTCATCTTCATCTTCAGGATCAATATCATTTTCCTCTTGATAATTTTCGAACTCGCTTTTCATTTCCATTGCTTCCTTCATGATTTCTTCAAATCTTTCAGTTGCTTTTTTGTTCTTAGATTTTTCATCAGAAATCGCATTACCAATAATTTCTAAGAATTCAGTTGCATCAATTTGGTATAACAAGATATGGAACCAGTTTATTAGACCCCTGTTATCATCATCAAACATTTGGTCAGGTAAAGAAAATCTAATTTTTTCAACAATCTCAGGTCCAATTCTAAGTTGCATCGGTTCGTTGGCTAAAGTATCAACTTGACCTTGCACTTTTTGACGCATTCCAGATTCCTTTGGTAATCCGTGTCTTCCCTTCGATTCTTCAATACCTTTTATAATTTCATGACATAAAATTGGGAATATCATTCCATCGGCTTTAATCACAGTATCAATTTCTCCACCTCCTTCTTCACCCTCCTCACCTTCTTCACCTTCTTCACCTTCTTCACCATCAGGGTCTAATTCTACTTTACCGGCAACTCCTTGACCAGTTTGACTCATCATTTCAATCATTTGTTCTTGAGTGAAATACATGTAATCATTAACCGCCATAATTGCTAAATAAAGAGGGAATAATTGTGGATCAATTCTATCTAACACTCTTTTTACACTTGGCTTTTGAAAAATATAATGTCCTTTTTTCGCAGCTCCCTGAATAATAGCGTTAATAATATTTCTCTTGTGTTTTTCTAATTCTAATTGTTCTTCGTCAGTTAAATCTTCGACATCAAAAGAAGGTATTTGTAATTTTTCTTCTTCTTCATCTTCTTCTTCCTCATCTTCAGGTTCTTCAGGTTGATATCTAAAATTAGACGTATCAATTGGATTTCCTAAATTAGCCTCGATCTCTACCCAACCCTCAGGGACTTCAGTTTCATCTAAAGACGCTTGAATTGCCAATTGCTCAAGTTCTTCTTTATGTCTTGATTCCACTTGCATAATGTAAGGGAGTCTTGACATCATTTGCATGTAAAGATTTTGAACCGTACGAGGACTTAAATCGGGGATGTTCGCCGATTGTTTCAACTTATCCACAACTTTTTTAAATCTCGAACTAACTAATCTTTCCACATCGGCAGATCCTTTCTTCATGGCAGGATTTTTACCGTACAAACTTTCAGGATCACTTAATTTTCTTTCCAAATTAGGATCCATTCTTTCAGGTCTATTACCGTAATCTATCTGTTCTCTAACTCTTTTTGCCATGATTATTTATTTAAAATTTGAACTATTAAATCTAAAACTTCATCTTTTGCCTCTTCATGTGATTTCTTAGAAGCTTTTGGTGCTGGTTTTTCACCTGGATTTGGATTCCTAAGTGGATGA